CAACTGGTCGTTGCGGACGAATAACACGCCTGGGTCGTCACTCCCATGCCCGAACTTCAACTCGCCAACGATACCCAAGTAGTTGTAGACAGGAACTTCATCGCTGTCGACCATGATGTCATCGCCAGCGTAGTACGTCATCGTCAACTGGGTGTAACCGCTTTCCTCCGCCCAGAACTCATCCTTGTGGAGGATGTAAGGGGCGTTTCGTGTCCTTGCCTTCACCTCTTCTTCGTAGTCCCATTCGGGGCTCGAATCAGCGAAGACGTTGGTCACGGTATCATTCGGTTGATCGACGACTTCGATGGTCTTGGGGTCTCGTCGTGGAAGAGCCTCCTCCGGATCGATCAGACGACCCTTGTAGTCAGGGTCGAAGATGATCTCTCCATCAGGCGTTGCTTCACCAACGAGAACCCACTCATCTTCGTCAGCAGAGACATCCTGCTTGAGGTACTCATCGTCAACGAGAACCTCGTCCACGATCTCCTCAAACTCATCCACCACCTCCTCGAACGCCTCGAGGACGTCTTCAGCGACCTTCTGGTACCGCTTCGAGCCGACGAAGTAGCCGACGCCAGCCCCAACGCCGAAAGCGATGAGGCCAACGCCAGTAGGAATTGCCCACTCCTTCTGGAGGATGTGTGTCTGGATGTCACTCGTGAGTTTCTCGAGCATGATCACCTCAGATCTTGTCGTAGATGACCCCATCGACGTTGAAGTCGATCAGGGCCACAGGGTCTCTTCCGATGGCGAACTCGCGGTTGTGGTCCTCCTCGAGTCCGAGATCGATGAAGTTGTCACCATCACCATTCCAGACCCATCCGACCACAGCGCCTGCCGAAGACCGCTCCATCCCGAAAGCGTCGTAGACATCGTTCAGGAAGACGTGTCCGCGACTCCTCAGGACTCTGTTGAAGTACTCCTGCTGGCACTGAGCGAACATCCTGTTGACGCCAGGATATGGCTCCCATGCCGTGCAGTCTTCGTTGAAGAGTCGAGCATAGGCGACAGGGCCGGACAGCGACTGAGTCGTCACCTCCTCGCCGTCGACCTCCTTCACCTCTCGATGGATGCCGTGATAGAGCTCGAGCTCCTTCTCCCTCCCGACTTCTCCACGGACCCGAGAACGGTACTCGTCGTACGCCGAGAGAACCGTACCGAGAGTGACGGTGAGGGCCGCATTCCGCCTTGTGAGCGAGATGTGCGACCCGGTGAGCGCTGCGATGCCTGCTCCGGTCACGATGACCGCCGGAGCATAGAGCTTCGCAATGCGCATGACCCCGACGCCATAGACGTATCCGAGATCTTTGATGTACTCGTCGTCAGCACCTTCTCGCTTGACGATCTTGGCCTTGCGCTCGTTGAGGCTCTTCACCTCCTCGATGTCATCGCTGGTCTCGTCGACGACCTCCGAGAGCTTGAGCGTTGCACGGCACGCCAGGTACGTGCCACCGATCACAGCAGCGACTCCCGCACCGAAGAAGATGTGTGGCGAGTTCTTCTTGGTCTTGAGAGCCGCTGTTGCGACTGTTCTGGTGATTCCTGCAGGGATGATGGACATTATGCCTCCTCAGCGGGCTTGTGGTCAGATGGGTTCGACAGGTGGGAGATCGAGCAGGAATCCCTCACGGATATGGCGGATCGCCGCACCACGCAAGGTCACCCAACCCCACTTGTTGTCTACGTGGGTTGTCGGTTGTCCGACGAGCTGTCGCAGGTCAGACAGAGAAGCAACATCGTACGAGTCGATGATGTCCTGGAGTCGTTCCATGACCAACTCGGCCTCTTCCCTTGTCTGCAGGACAAGTTCGGAGACGTCATGTTGGCTGAACCTCGAGTACGACGGTTGATCAGGAAGGTTCGGGCGGTATCGAGGCTCGTCGTGATACGAACGCCGGACAGGCGTGTTGTACGTGATACGAGGGCTGTACGACTGAGGCCTACGGGGCATGCTCTGTTCACCGTAGACCATCCGCTCGATCCCCTTGGTGGTCGCATCGACCAAGAGGTTCCTGAATGCGGGGAGGAGAACGTCGCCCAGGATATAGCGAGCGACGGAATGCGCATCTCCTCCGAGGAACGTCTCCTTCAGACGCCTACCAAGAGGCTTCTTGTGGACGACAACCTCGCCAGTGATGACCTTCTCAATCTCCTTGGGCTTCTGAGAAGCCTCCTTGGACTTTCGACTGTTCGCCTGGTAATCCATATATGCCTACTCCTTCAGGAATTGGTAGGTGCTGGGGAAAGGGGCTTGTCCTGATCCGGCGGATTGAGGAACCCGGCAGGCATGGCTCCCTTGAGGAAGTCCATCAGCTTCTCTTCGCTGGAGGAGAGGCTCTCGACGAGCTCTCCGTAGGCGTTGGTCCCCTTGAACCACGCCCGGTTCTCATCGGTCTTGACGAACGTCTTGCCGTCAGCGCTCTTCTCTCCGTACGCCATGAGGATCACGTCGAGGATGGTGTTGACGGGCACGACCATGTCCTGCCGCCGCACCGATTCCTCGAGACGCTGTCCTCCAGCGCCGAAGAACATGGCCTGGACCTGGATGGCCTCGGCCTTGTTGAGGTGGAAGTAGAACGTATCGGTGACCTTGTTGCCGTCGAGGTCCTCGTACGTGATGTCCTGCTTAAGCATTGTGCTCCTTCAGTTCGAGAGTGGTCTTGTTGCGCTTGTGCTCTTCGAGGTAATAGTCGTAGAGCTTCTCCACCAGGATGGTCGCTCCCCAGGCCGCAATGGACCCGAGGATCGACTTCGCCAAGGTGTGGATCTTGGGGTCGTCGTTGTCTTTCTTGAACAGACTCATTTGTCAATCTCCAATCGTGAGTCGTCAGATGGGTTTGATGTAGTTGTAGTCGAAGGCGATGCAAGGACGCCCGTCCTCCGACAGAACCGTGGTGAACACTAGTTCGAGCAGACGATCCGAGTCCCACCCGAGCTCGTTCGAGTGGGAGGTGTGCGGCAGCCCGACCGAGTCGTAGAACACGTCCAGGTTGACGTACAGATCGCTGATGATCGCAGCGTTGATCTCGTTCGTCGTGCGCTTGAGGGTCTCCATGTCGCACATGAAGTACCGCTTCGTGTAGAGCTCACAGCAGAGCACCTGCCCAGACCCCAGCACGATCGTCTTTGCTGGGTTGTTCCTCTGGACCTTCTCCTCAGCGATCTTGTCACGGATCGCCAGCTCCTTGTTCTCTCCGATCTGCTCGACCACCTTCTCCTTGTATTCCGAGAACGCTCTCTCGGTCAAGGCGTAGGCGCTTACAGCAGCTGCGGTTCGTCCTGAGGAGATCTTGTTGGACATGGCGATGGAGGCGATCGTCCCAGTTCCTGAGATCACCGTAGGGACATACAGAGGCCAGACAGCCTTCGCACGGTCCTTCGTTCTCTGGACTGGGTCCTCTGATGCCCCTTGCTCTTCCTCGATGTCACGGATGACGTTGGCCGCCTTCCATGATGCTCGTCCTGACAAATATGCCGTGACGATGGTGCCCGTGATGCCTGCTGCTGCCAGCAGGATCGGTGAACGGCGGTTGGCGAGCTGCGATGCTCGTCGGATGTTGCGAGTCAGCGGTGATTCTCCCATCATCGCCTCCGCATCTCACGGACGAACACCCAGATCAGCCACAGACCACCGGTGAGCAGCGTCATGACGACGTCACCGATGAAGCTGAGGCAGCCGTAGTTGCTTCCTGATGTACTCATGTACGCATCTCCAATGTAGCGGTTGGTGTAGATCTGAACTCGTCTGGTCCCCATGATCAGGGCTCGTAGATGATGGTCTTGCCGCTCTTCAGCGACGCCAACACGGTCATCTCTCCCTCGACGTTCCGGAGGGCCTCCAGACCGACGAGGTTCTTCTTGCTTCCCTGCTTACGACCGAACTCCGCTCCAGTGAGGAACGCAGCAGCCATAGCAGCGACGAACAGAACCCTGTTGGGGTGTTCGTTGACCTGACGGACCAGGCCGTCCTTTGCCTTCTTGGCAATCTTCTCGATCATGACTCTCCTAATTGGTTGGAATGGGTAAGACAAAAACCTAAGTCCATGTTGGACTCAGGTTCGAAGAACTACTTCTTCTTGGTGCTGTTCTTCACCATCTTGGCGTAGGCACGGCGACCCTGCGCTGCGCTTCCGGCGTCCACCAACTTGGCGATCGCAGTGATCACCAGGGCGGTGGCACCAGCAGCGGCGATGGGGTTCTCCGCAACCTTCTCCTTGATGTCGTTGAAGGTCATGTGCACTCCTTGGTAGGGAATAGGTCTTCATATAGCGAGATGTTTCCCTTACGAACCCCAAAAACCTAAACCCATGTCGGGTTCAGGTCTTGAAGGCTAGTCGTCCTTCTGAGGGGTGGCCAGCAACAGCTCGGTCAGGTTCTCGACCGTGGCCTTGCGGATCATCGCTCCACCGATCACGGATGCGATCAGTCCAGCGACGCTCAGCAAGGTACCATAGGTCATGGTCCTTGAGCTCATGTGGGGCTCCTTCGGTAGGGAATACGTCTTCATATAGGGCGATGTTTTTCTTACGGGCTGGAAGTCGCCCGAGTTTTGCCCAAAATTCCCCCCGGGAAATTTTTAGAGTCGATGTAGGGATTGCCAAAAAGAAGAGGCCGTGTAGGCGTTCTGCTCTACACGACCCCTCCTTTCGGACAGGAACTCAGGCGTCCTTGTCGGTCTTGATCTTCGGGATCATTCCGAAGGCCTTCGACGTGATCACTCGACTGTCCTCGGCGAACACGACGATCACGATCCCGACGAGGTTCCCAAACACGATGAGCATCGTATCGCGGCTCAGTCGGCGGGGGGTATCGCTACCCCTCATCTTCGTGAGGCGCTCAAGATGCGTCATGAGCTTGGTGTACTCTTCGGAACCGGGGTCTGTCGTAGCAAGCCTCTCGGTCAGTTGGGTGATCAGACTGTCGAAATCGCTCTTCTTCCTGAACGAATCAAGTCCAATCATGGGTACTCCTTTCGGTTGTCTCTCCATTACAGCCCATGTTTGGGCTACGAACCGATCAATCGTCAGAATCGACTCCCATTTTGACGTCCTGAGAGGAATGTTGCTGCTCGTGGATCACCTTGAAGATGATGTGGCTCTTCAACCGAAGAGGCTCTGGATCGTCGTTCAACTCCAGCGAATAGAGCAATTCACCGGACTCCCCCTCTCTGACGAGCATGTTGCCGTCGTAATGGATGAGGGACACGACGAAGGCTTTGGTCGTGAACATCAGAAACACGCCAATGCATGTGGTGATCGACAACGTTACGATGATGATCAAAGACGCATACGGCCAGTCAAAGACCGCTGAGAGGCCTAAGTACATAGCCGATGCGCTAGGTGAGATCACACACACGAAGATCACAAGGAACTCGTAGACCTTCGCCGAAAGGACCATCTTCTGGCCCCCCGGTTTGTCACTCCCTGTCTTCTGGCTCATCAATCCTCCTAAGCCGACCATTGCCCCGGCGGTTCGTCAGTGGGTTGACGGACGATCGGAACGGTAGGTCGCTAATCTCTTCCATGATTCTGTCAGCTGTGCTGTTCCCACCGAGCACCTTGTAGGGAGCGTAGATGTGGGTCACCAGATTCTCGTATTCGTCTCTGGAGATCCACCCCCTTTCTATGTAAGATGCGCCGATGATGTGGAATAACTCACAAGAAAGACCTAGGAGGAGTTGGATCTCAGATTGCTTCGAAGGATGTCTCTGAGAGAAGAACTTCCAGAATCCAGCAGAGGCAGCAACGGTGTACAATCCCGTGAATACAAGAGCTACCCACTGACTCCAGTCCATTTGGTCTCCTACTTCTGTCAGAGTTCAGGAAAAGAACTTCCCGGAGAGATGATTTCAGACAAGGTGACACCCGCCGGAGCCTGTTCGAGTTGCTCGAGCACCGTGTTCTGAACCATCGTGTTCTCCTTGGCGAACTTCACGGTGTTGATCTTCAGCACCGCGCCAAGGAAGGTAGCTACCGCGGCGGAGGTGCCAACAACCTCCACACTGAAGGGTAGCCCCCAGATTCCAGCGATCGTGGCATAGAGCGTCGCTGCGGCTGGCAAAACCAGCGTCACAACGTCCTTTACCACGTCGTATGCCTTGTTGTTAAGTGTCAAGAGTCTCCTCCGGTCGTGTTGCTTTCACCAACGTTGGGTAAGCGTTGGTTCCGTTTTCATCTTCGATCTCCACGTACTCGCTTACCTGCATGTATGTGTCCACATCGTATTCTCCATTGACTCCGACGAAGTCACCGAGCTGATAGTCATCTCGATACCTGTTTCGAGTCAGGTTCATTGCGATCTGGACGTTGGAGATCGACATTTCGTTCATTGTGTTGAGATACCGATCAGCCTTCTGGCCCATGGGCGGGGTAGTGATCATCAGATCCTCAAGAGTCGATGGCGCTTCTGAATAACGGTCATCGAATTCATTGGCTTTGATCATCCCCCATCGACGATTGTATCCAGCCCCGAAATTCACAAAATCCGTGATCGTGATTGGGTAGTCGATGATTCCACCTGTTTCAGGCGTGTTGTAGTTCTCGCCAGCAAGCCCTTGGATGCGAATGAGGTCGATCCACTTACCGCTAACCAGGACCGCATTCTTCTTGCTCTTGATCGAGCGAAGATAGTCCGCAGACCGAATATCGCCGAACTCATAAGAGAACGCCACCTCTTTTGACTTGTTCTGAGGTTTGAAGATCTCAAGAACCAGATAGTCCGGAATGGCCTCGTAAAGTCCGTACTCCATTCCAATCTTTCCAGGACGAACCGCCCTCAAACCAAGACCATCAACAGCCAACAATTCTTTGACTGCGCTGTACAGGTCCTGCTTCTTGAATCTACGATCGGTCTCGTTACCTGTTACCCCAGCCGAACTCAATGATGATCCAACAGCGGCAAAGACGTTCTTGATCCCGTCTCCATACACGATCGGGCCATACCCCATGTAAATATGGAGATTGATGAGATGCGCGATTTGGTTCCAGCTCTTGTCTGATGTCAAGAGGAAGTCTGGATACGGGTAATCGGGGATGTCCTCAGGGTCTCCCAGCATGATCTGAGATCCGACGTATCGATTCTCCAAGAAACTGGTGAAACTACGTCCAGTGATCTTGATCGTCGTTTCCTGATCTTCCTCTACATGGATCTCATGGTTCTCAACGATCATCATCTCCGAGGTGTTGATGTGAGAGATGAGTGTCCCGATAGGGAGATCTTGTTCAACACCGCTCGAGATCTTCGATTCGATCGTGAACTCGCCCGGCTCGTTGAAACGCTCGATCCAAGTAACGCTGTCCCAGTTCTCGACGAGTTCTGCTCCCGTCAAGGTTAGTGACGGACCGGGGGCTGGTGGGAACTTGATGAGATCCATCAGACCCCCCAGTACGTCTTCGTGTGGATGAGCCGATCGATCGTGTAGTGATTGGCTTCAATTGCGAAAGTGGTCGTCCCAGGATATAGCATGGGCCAAACAGAGTTCGGCGAAACACGCTCCATCACATTGTAGACCACGTCATCACGTTCGATAGTGACTCCTCGTCTTCCGAACTCGCTCACGATTTCGAGCTTGTCTCCAACGATGAATCCTTCTACCTCACCATCCAAGATGCCAGGAATCACTTCGAACTCCCAACCAGCCGGGGCGTCTTCTTTGATCACGAAAGAGTAAGACGGTCCATCGAAATTGACCTTGAAAACGAAGCCATGAGGAGCAGTGCTCTTGGTGTCGGTAACCTCGATCAAGGTTTCGTCGGTGAAACTGGCCCCAAGGATCTGAGTTGGACCTCCCGCATACAACAGTGGGTCGCTGCAATCGATGTCCACGTTAAGAAGAGGGTTCTCGGAGAAGTAATCGGTATCGACCTTGGTGATGTACCCGTTGGTGATGACCCAATCTTCGCCCGTGGCAAGGTCGGGCATGTCCGACGGAGTAATCTTGACCTGAACGTGACTAACCCTTGCTGCCGAGATCGCTTTGTAGAAGTCGTCTCGCACATCCCCATTCGACCTAGTCTCGAAAAGAGAAGAGGGGAACAGCTCCAACTTACAAGAGAGCACACGCTTACCCAATGCGTGGGTGAAGACACGCTTCCCAGACTCCGAAAAGCCTGAAAAGCGCTTCTTCACTTCCTCAGCTCCAAGACCAGTAATAGACTTGATCTTGAAGCCGGTCCAACCCTCCGGATCTTCGAAGTCCAGCCTAGCGATGACTTCAGAGTCGTCGAGGGTCTGGTTGACAGCCACTAGCTCGATGTTAGTGATTCTCATCGGATCTTCAACTCCTCCTTCGCTAGGGTGATCTGGTTCTTCGTGTTCCGGTAAATCTCGTTTGCCGTGAGAGGTGTCGGCGAGTAGATGTTCTGCTCGAACTTTACCTCTGTCGGGCCAGTAGGTTGCGTCTCGGTCGGAGTCTGATCCCTACGGAGATCAGTGGTCCGTGCGATCAGATCTGCGTTCTGGAACGAGACCTGTGCGCCGATGTTCGTCGCCGAAACGAGTGAATTGATGGCCTTGGCATCCCTCGTGACGCTGGACAAGTCCAAGACCGGCGTGATGGTCGGGTTGAACTCGTTCATCCCTTCCAGATCGGTGCTGAGATTGCTCAGGACGCTGTTGATGGAGCGAACCGCCGTGTTAGCAAGACTAGTTGAAGCCTTGTTGACGGGGCGCTCACCATCCTTGATCCCAAGAACAAAACCTTCACCAATGCCTCCACCAATAGCCTTGAACACCTTCGACGGAGAATTGATCCCGAGGAACCCCTTCACTCCATCGACCATGCCCTTGGCCATATTGATTGCGCCATTGGCTACCTCCTTGGCTTTCTCGGCCAGACCGCCGGTCATACCATTGATTACAGCGCCAATGAGTCTGAGGCCAGCATCACGAAGCTCACCGCTTCGACGGTCGATCACCTTTGCCAATTCGTTGAGGAAGTTGGTCAGGATGCTCATTCCTGCATCGGCGAATTCCGTGACGTTCTTGCCCAATCCCTCCAGGAACTTCAGGACCGCGTCCTTACCAGAGCTGATAAGTTCCTCGATGTTCATCGCAATGCCATTGATGAGCGTCTTGACCATGTCGATACCCGCTCGAATCATGATCAAGGCATTCTTCGTCAAGCCGTAGATGAAGAACACGATGGCCTGAGTGGCCGTATCGGCGATTGTGCTGACGATCGTAGTGATGCCCGTAATCAGGTTCGTGATCAAGTTCGTACCAGCGTCAATGATGAAGTGGAGGTTATCGGAAATGGCCTGAAGGAATGTTGCGATCAGGACCAAGACGGCCATGGTGATTTCAGGCACCTTGTCTGTCAAGCCCCGAATGAACTTGAGAAGAAGATCGGCACCAGCCAGGATGACCTCGTCGATCTTGTCAGCGACGCCCTCGAGGAACTTCACCAGCATCTCCATGCCAGCCTCGACGATCATCGGCATGTTGTTGTTCAGACCCTCCAGGAACTTCAGGAGGAAGAATAGAGCCGCATTGACGAACTTCTCCCCCTTCGTGAACATGATGTTCACCATGAGGTCGATGATACCGCCAATGAGCTGACCGATCTTCGGAAGGAACTTGATCATGGCGTCGATGATCATCGTGAGGACCGTGGTGACCCCCTCGATCATCTTCGGAGCGCTGTCGACCAAGTACATGAAGAGACTGACCAGGCCCTCAGCAAGCTTCTCCATGAAGCCAGGAATGGCCTGGATCATGACGCCGATGACCTCAATGAGAGTCTCGATCCCCTTCTTACCAGCATTGGACACCGCCTCGAACGCCTTGGCCACGAGGAAGGCACCAATACCCATGAGAGCGAAACCTGCGCCGATGAGCATCAACGCTACGCCCATTGCGTTCAGAGCTGCGAGAACCGGTGGGAAGATGGTCAAGAGGACTGCCACGCCTGTCAGGACGAGTAGTGCTCCACCAATTGCGATCAGGCCCATCACGATCTGACCGAAACTGAGGTTTCCTACGACTTCTAGGGCTTTTGCCATGACCAACAGAGCAATCGACAACGTGATCATCCCTGCCACTCCGGCCTGCGCCATGTTCAAGGCGTTCGTAGCACTTACCAGCATGACGAGCATGACGGCAAGAGCGCCCACCCCTTCGATGACGTCCAAGAAGTTCAGCTTTGCAATGGTCTCAACGGCCTTGCCGATGACGAACATCGCGGCAGACATAACGAGCAAACCAATAGCCTTCTTCTGCATCTCCTCGCCCTTGGGGAACTCGTTGAAGCTCCAAACCAATAGTGCCAACATTGCACCGAACGCTCCGATACCTTTCGCTAGGCTCCAGAGACTCATCTTGGCGAATCCCTCGATGACCTTGTGAAGAGTTCTCACACCAAATGCGAACAGCGTAAGGCCAAGACCGACCTTCTCAATGCCCGACTTGGCGAGAATCACAGACGAGATGGTGACCACAGCAAGCACGCCAGCGATACCAAGCAGGCCAGTACCAATCTCACTGAGTGACATTCGAGAGAAGAGCCAGACAACGCCAGCCAACATAGCAAGCGCTACTGTGAGAAGGCCAAGGCTGATTGATGCTCTGATGAAGCTTCCGGACACGTTCCCAAGAAGGATCGCTACAGGAGTAAGGATGGACAGCGATGCAAAGATCGCACCAAGCCCCTTGACGATGTCCCAGTACGAGATGTTGCTGAACAACCAGATGGCAACTGACATAGCCACCATAGCGCCAGCAATCGTCGTCAAGGCGACGCCGAGTCCTGCGAGCTTGGCGGGATTCGACTCCACCTTTGACAGAACCGCCAACGAAGTAGTGATGCCAGCGAGGCCAGCCGTCATGGCGCCTAGCCCCTTGGCGATCCTGTCCGCTGGGATGAATGCGAGCACGAGGACCGAAACCGCCAGAAGCCCAACAGCCTTGGCGATCTTGAGCAAAGCGTCAGCCTTGAGCTGCAGCTGAAGAGCCTTCAGCGAGCCACCGAGCTCATCGAATGCGCCAGAGATCGACTCCAACAACTTAGCCTGACCGAAGTCCAGCTTCAAGCCGTTCTTCAGGAAGCCGCCGAGGATGGCCGTAAGACCACCCAAGAAGCCTACCCTGAACACCTGAAGAACCTTGTCGAACGTGTCAGAATTGATGGAGTCTCCGACTGCGCTTCCCAGATTCGAGAAGAAGCTGACGATTGCATCTACCACTCCACCAACAGCATCAGCAATCCCGGAGAAGGCGGTTCCAATGGCATCACCGATCTTGGAGAAGATCTCTCCGACCTTCTCTCCGATTACGGAAAGGCCCTTCAGCTTATCAACGATCTTGGAGATGGCTTCAGAGAACTTGCTGGCGCCCCCTGAGTCTTCACCTCCTCCACCACCCTTCCCTCCGAAGAGAGACCCAAGCTTCTCACGACCCTTCTCGACCCATTCGCCGAAGGTCTTGATCTTGTCGTTGATGGCGTCGAAGAATGCCTTGATTCCCCCACCCTCAACCAGCATCTCTCGGATCTTGGAGACGAAGTTGCCGACGCCAGCAGCACCAGTCAGTGCTCCATCCGAGAAGCCGAAGATGATTCCAGCCAGACTGGAGAAGACGCTGAACACGCCCTTAATGATTTCGACTCCTATTTTGAGCACGGAGAAGAAACCCTCGAAGATGCTCTTGACCTTCTCCATCGTGGCCTCTGACATCACCAGCTTGGCGGTGAACTCCTTCAAGCTAGTGGTCAGATTGATCAACCGCTCCGCAGTCATCGGAGGGAAGACCTCTCGGAACGCATCCTTGATCGGCTTGAGGACATTGTGCAAAGCAGCGAAGGAGTTCATAAGAGCTCCGATCAGCTCATTACGCCCTCCAAACGCCTTCCAACCAGTCAAGAGCTGGTTACGAGCATCGGTCGACTTGTCGATGAACCCCGTGAGGTAGGAGTTGATTCCGGTAAAGAGTTCCTTCGCTTCGATGAAGTTACCGAAGATGAGTTGGAACGAGGCGGCCCATCCAGAACCAACCGACTCCTTGATGGTGCCGAACATCTGGGTGAGCGACTTGACCTCGGTTGCTGCCCCGAGTGATGTGGCGGCAAGCTCTTGCATAGCGACGATCTGTGCGTCACTGAAACCCTTTGCGGAGAGCGCTGCGCCGTCCAGGTCGCCAGAGATAGCAGCGAGAGTGGTAGTCAAGACGTCTGACGTAAGCCACTCATCTGAGAGGGATTCACGGAAGCTGTTACCGCTGGCCTCCCATTGCGTAAACGACTGGTCAAGCGGAACGTTTGCGAGCGTTCCCATAGCCTTACCCGTCTCAAACAGGGCGGTCTTGAATGCTTCTCCGCTCATGTTTGCGTTCTCGACGGACTTCCAGTCCATGAGGCGCACGGTGCCCGCAGAGATAGCCTGAGACAACTGATACATCGCAACAGAGGCTTCCTGAGCGCTTGATCCAGACATCGCTGCGATGTTCGAGATGCCCTTGATTGACTTCACCGACGTGTCCAAGTCGACGCCAGCAGCAGTGAAGGCGCCGATGTTCTTGGTCATCTCACCGAAGTTGTAGATGGTCTTGTCAGCGTAGTCGTTCAGCTGAGAAAGAGCCACATTCACCTGATCAATCGTGGTGCCCTTGGACTTCGTGTTCGCAAGGATCACCTGAACCGCATTGATGCTGGTCTCGTACTCCTTGAAGCCATCCATGACCGGCTCGAATGAGAAGCTGTTGGCGAACTGTGCGCCAGCTTCCATCGCCTTAGTCGTGATGTTGGAGAGAGCCGTGATGGCGATCGTTGAAAGAGCTAGGAACTTGGCGCTTACTCCCTCAATTGTCGTAGCCATCGAATCCATGTTGAATTTCCCGGCCATCTGCTGAAGATCGCCAAGACTCTTTCCGCTTCCGGAGAAGTCCAGAGCCTGCTTCAGCCTGTCCAAGGTTGACATCGTGTCGCCAGCCCTCTTCTGGAAGGAGGCGTTATCGAAGGTCAGTGAGACGACCTTGTTGTCTACTGAGCTCATAGGTTCTTCACCTGCTTCCAAACGTCGTCGGCGATCTGGTCAAATATGGGTCGAAGCCCGGGATTGATGTAGTCTCTTCCTTGAACATACCCCCCGGTGCCGGTCCCGTGACCGTACTGGATGAGGATGGCGACATTGACACCGCCGTCTTTTACGTTCGTGTTGTACCACTCAATCCCGGGCCTCGTCTTGCTGCGAATGACTCTGTACCCCCATGAGGCTGCGGTCTTTCCCGTGTCGACTGGGGTAGCCTTCGCAAGAGCATCAACGCCTTGTTGGCCGTAACGCTCGAGACTTCCGAAGATGTCGCCGTCCATGGCTTTCTTCAGGAATCGTTCGGTGTTTTTGAAGTCACCACTCGATGTGAAACCAAGCACGTTGACGCTCCAGTCTTACAGGGTTCCGACGTCCTCGATCGAGAGATACGAAGGCGAACTGGTATTAAGCACGCTACTTCCTGATGCTGTGCACAAAGCACGAATGACGAACGTGGTAGATCCACTCCACCCCGCAGGAGCCTTGAGGATCTTGTCTAGCGTCAGAATACAGGGAAACGTGGGGTCATGAATCTCGTGCTGCACTCGAGCGAGCTCAGTTGTGAGGTCTGTGCTCCGAAAGAGAGCAAGAACAATGCCACCCGCACTGGACGGTGACAGGATCGATGCGATTGCGGTGAAGCGATAGTAACGATTCGTGACCGGAGTGAAAGTCACCGATGGCGTCAACGTTCGGTAGGTGGAAGCCGTAAGAGCTTCATCAGATGCCGAATACTCAGATAGCCCGAGCAGCCCTCGTCCAGACTTATCCAGAGCCGCCTTGTTCACCACGTCGTTGTCAACAGATGGCGCAGTGGTGACGCTCATGAGCGAGGCCGTGAGCCGACCAGAATCATCGATCGTGACTGCCGAACCCTGAGCCAGAGATCCACCTACACCATCGGTTCGAACGATAGCGTTGTCGGTAGAGCCGAGAGCTCCAGAAACCGAACCAGCTGGTCCTACTGGACCAGCAGGCCCTCGGACGTTTCCAGCTGTGAACTCGCTGCCGTCAAAACGCTCAAGAACCAGGTTGTCGCCGGTGATATGCCCACCGACAACGGCCGAATCTTCAATCTCCTGCATTCGAGCTGCAGTGTAACTTGTGACTGTAGCCATCTAGGCCCTCCTCAGTCTGGAGTGTCGGACAGGGTGTACGAATCAGCGTCGATGACCTCGACCGTAGCGTTGTACAACTCAAACGAGCCATCCTCATCCACATAGATGAGATCAGGGCTCGATGTCGTCGCAGTCCACGTTCCATCTCCGTTGTCAACGATCTTGATCGTGGCAGAATCGGTGATGTCCTTCGTATCGCTGATCGTATAGGACTCGTCGTCAATGAAGACGACATTTGCGTGGTTGATCTCGAACATCTCGTCAACCAAGGGGATGATGTAACCGTCGTAGTCGGTCTCTGCCGTCCACGTTCCATCACCATTGTCTGTGATCTTGATGATGAACCACTCCAGAAGCATCTGGACCAGATCGTTCATCGGGATCAATGAGGCGTCGGCAGCGCCATCGCCGTACAGGTATCGCTCGATCTTCTTGAGGAGCTTCGAATCCACCTTCTTGGTGTCGATTGTGATGTGAGCAGCCGCCAAATATCCGTCGATTTTCACCGGAACTGTCGTCAACTCCCATTCGAACTCGACAAGCGATGGGTCATCATTGGCTGACGCATAGGTTCGATCCGATGGTTTCAACATCACGTTGTAGATCACATGGATCTTGTAGTGCGACGTATCGCCATCAACGTCGTTACCGACTCTCGTGCGGTACGAGAGAGCGAACATCCCAGGATGCTGCTGTCCGAGAAACACTCCGTTTCTTAGAGGAGTCGTTCCTTCCAACTCGACAACGACGTCTGGGTAGGTGATGGCAGAAACCGTAGCAGCGAAACTTCCAATAGTCACTGATTCGCTTATCTTGGCCCCATCAAAGAAGTTGTCGGAAGAAGACCTGGTTAGCTTCTCGACTACTGAAGTCAGACCATTCCAGGGGAAGACTTCATCCGTGTCTGTTCGATAGAGAACGCCACGATCGAGACCGCTCTCATACGTTCTTTGCCCGACTTTGTCCCAAACAAGTTGAGGCATCAGTCCTCCTTTCGTTATCCGGTTGTCCCGAGTTGAGCTCTTCGCTGTTCGTTCAGTTGTCTGTTGCGCTCAGCCATGGCCCGACGAGACATCTTGGTCGGCTTCGAGTTCTTGATGTTGCAGATCCTCACCAAAGCGAGAAGTCTGTTGAGATGCCAGGTTTCAACCTCGAACGGGATCGTGTACGCAACCAACCAGTAGTAAATCAGCTCTGCCGTGATGGTTTCTCCACGCCCTTTGTTTACTTCTGGCATCATCCCGAACGTTGTTGCTGACTCAGGAGAATTGATGTACTCGGAGATTGCGTCAGCCTGCTCCTGCGACATGTTTCGAAGTTGTTCGATCGAGACATCCCCCTCGACAACCATCATTCGGATGTAATCGAGAGTCTCGTCTTCGGTTTTGGCCCCTCCTGCAAGGAAAGGCCTCTTGTACTTGGACTCCCATTTTGACAGGGAGACCAGAGAATGCTCTAACTCCAGAGTAACTCCTCCGACAACAGAGAACGTTTCGCTCTCTTCGTCGTAGAACTCGTCTCCGCCAATCTCGATTTGAAGCATTCTCTGGTCTCCTAGTCAGTTGATCATCAGAAGTCGAAGAACCAATCGTCGTCGACGACATCCGGGAACCGGTAGCCGGTGTTGGGCCGAGCCACGACGATCTTGTCCTCGGTGATGGCCGGCTGAGCACCGGAGCTGAGGGCAACGTCGTCCATGTAGTAGGTGACACCGGTGACCGACGGAATGGTGATGACCTTCGTCCCACTGTTGTAGGTTGGAGCAGTCGGGGTGACGATCGTCAGACCGCCAGCGAAGATCGCCAGCACGGCATCGGGGAGGGGCAACGACGGATCGGTGCCAGCGGTGCCGTAGAGGAAGTCCTCGAGGTCCTCGAGATCATCGGCGTTCACCTTGGTGGAGTCGATGGTCAGGAGCGAGGTCGGACGCAGCCCGGTGACGGCGACTGGAGTGGTCGTAATCTCCCAGCTGAAGGTGATCGCCTCAGGCGAGTCGTTGACCGTGGCGTAGGCCTTCTCCGAAGGAGCAGCCGTGCAGCCGTACACGAGGTGCAGCTTGTAGCCGAGGTCGTCGCCCTCGAGATCGTTGCCGAGCTTGGTCCGATAGGACAGGCCGAAGGTCTTCCGAGCCTGCTGGCCGACCGAGACGCCAGCCGAAGGGGTGGCGATTCCGTCGAACTGAGCGAACTCGTCCGGGTAGGTGAAGGCTTCGATCGTCGCACCGAACTCCTCAGCGGAGATGAGGTTCAGGTACTTGATGTTGTCGGCGTACTGAGCGTTCGCCTCGGCGCCAGAAGGCGACTCGGTCACAGCAGTGAGGCCGTTCCACGAGACGCCGTTGTTGTAGACGCCAGAGTTGTTGGGGATGTAGAGGACACCGTGATCGACGCCGGTCTCATAGAACCGTTCGCCAGTGGCATCCCAGGTGAGCTTGGCCATGGGTTGTCTCCTGTCAGAAGAAGAGGGTGAACACGTGATGGTTCAGGTTGTCTGCTTTGTAGAAGCGGTCGAAGACACACGTTGGTAGCATCGCAACCTGATTTGGGATTGCACTATCTGGGTTCCGGTCGATGACTGTCGCCTGGTATCGCTTTCGCAAGCTGTACGGACTGTTGTCCGCAAAGTCTGTCCACAAGTCATCGAGTTCGTACACGATGCATGGGTAGACCATCTGGATTGACGACGGTGGCTGGAAATAGACATTCCCAGAACCGAGGATTGAGACGAGTTTCGCCTGGAGTTCAAGCCGTGGGGCCATTGTACACACTCCCAAGGCTAAGGATGAGGCGGGGCGCCCTGACCTCGACCGAAGTCACAGACCAGGGCACCCCCTCCCATCGCACGTACTTGATCTTGAAGAAGTGCTTGATGGCGTACTCGTCGGCAAGGATGCTGATCGAGTTGCTCACGGAAATATCGCTGATGACAGCGTCTTCTGCTTCCATTCGAGTGTTGTTTCGAACCACATCCCCGTAGTAGTCGCCTTCGGTGATCTGATCGATCCACACTCCAGACCCAGAAGGGCTCTCGACGGACTCGCCGTATCCAACCTTTCCGTAGAACTTTGCCATCGTTACTCCTTAGATCAGCTGGCCGGGTCTGTGACTTCGCTGGAGTTGAAGAACTCCCAGTGATCGTCGTCGCTGGTGGCGAAGTAGTACCCCGTAGCCGGAGTGGCGTTGACGATGAACGTCTCCTGCGGATCGACGGCGTACGGCGAACCCGCAGCGTTGATGGTCGTGCCAGCGCCATCCTTGTAGACAACGCCAGTGACGTTGGTGATGGTCACAGCGTCACCACTGAAGGCCGGAGCGAGCGGGGTCGCCAGGACCGCGGAAGCCGCGACCTTCTTGACCACGATGGCCGACTTCAGCTTCGCCAGAGCACCCGAGACACGGGTCTCGATCAGGTACTTGTACTGGTTGTAGTCGATGTCGAAATCGTCGAACATCGAGACCGTACCACCCTTGTCAGCGCCGATCACGTAGTCGTTCATGTTGACGAGCACGCAGACGATCGACGGCGTCTCCTCCATGACCTCGACCGGAACGATCGAAGCCACACGGAGCTCGGCGGCCAGCTCATCGAGGTTCTTGTAGATCCGACGACCCACGGTGTCCTTGAGGAGCATGAACTTGGCGATGATGCTCTCGGTGGTGTACATGGTCGGAAGACCGGTACCCTTGTACTTCGAGCGGTTCAGGATGATCGCATCGATGATCTCGGTGACCGAGGAGTTGGCGTCGTCGATGTTGACGTTGACCACGGTGGTGTAGAGCTCGTGGTCGGTCGCGATCGGACGGATGTTCTGCTCGTTGATCTTGTCCTCATCGGCGATGTCACGGCCGTCGCCAACGAGGATGGCTCGAGCGAGCTCCTCATCCAACATCGTCCGCATCTCACCCTTGAGCCAGGCGACGACATCGAAGTCGATGATGTCGAGCATGTCATCACGATCCAGCTTCTGCTTCTTGTAGATCGTGGTCGGGGTGGTGACTCGCTTGGAGACGGAGAAGAACTCCTCCTTCTTCAGGGTACCGGTGATGTAACCCTTCGCACGAGCCTCGGACTCGGTGATGTCGGCGAACGCCGTCTTCACACGGGAGAAGGGGCTCTTGCGAGCGCCGTTCAGGACGCCAGCGACCCACTCCATCCGCCGAGACAGGAACTCGGGGGTGGCGCCGTTGACGAACTGCGCATCGGGGAACAGCTGATCGATGTCGGTGATGCCGTGTGCCAGAGCGTAGCTCTCCACAGCGTCCTTCAGCGATCCCAGCTTCGACGCGTCGGCGACGATGCCCTGGATGTCGGAGTGCGAGAGGACGACCTTCTGGGCCTCCTCAGTGTTGTTCTGCTGCTCGAAGACGTTGCTACGAGACATGTCTTCACCTTCCTTGTCGGTGTTGGAGTGCTGGGCTTCGTTGTCGGAATCGTCTTCTGCAGCGGAGAATGCCTCTCCGAGCATGTAATGGAGTACCTGCTTCTGCTTCTCGGTCATGGAGTCGTAGACGTCCTGGATCGTCTCGCCTTCCTCATCCTCTTCGGACTCGGCGTGCTTGACGTCGTCCTCGGTCTCCTCATCCTCGTGTTCGAGCTCGAGGGAATCGAACTCCAGACCGGTGTAGATGATGGCCTCGTCTTCGAGGGTGTCTTGCGACCCATCGGAATGCTGAATCGTGACACTCTCGATGAGAGCGCCGGGGTTGGCGCCCGAAAGCACCAGACTGACCTCACGAATCACGCCGTGCATGACTCGCTTCGATCGCTCGAGGAGGTCGTTTGCCCAGATGGACATCATCTTCACATCGCCGTGCTCCACTGCTTCTGCAGCGTGCCGAGCCTTGGGCGACTTGTTGAAGAAACCGTACCCGTAGACGCCATCCTCACGATGCTCGAGGATGACATGTCCGAGGACGCTCTCCGGATCAGTGTGTCCGTGCTGCCAGACGAGAGGCACCTGCATCTTGTCCTGGTGAGCGAACGCATTCGCCAGGATGGTTCTTCCGTCGGAGCACTTCAGGCCCGCCTTGGTGACGTAGCCACTGAAATCCGCTTCCATTTTGACTTCCTTTCTTAGGAGCTAGCCACTTCTTGAGCGGGCTGTGGGTTCGGCATGTTGCTATTCCGCAATTCATCTGCCTTCGGATCTGCAGACGGTGGAAGCCCAATGATCGAGCGAATCTCGTTCGGAGAAGTGATCTCGTTCCTGCTGAACTTGTCAGCAATCTCAGCGATCTGAGACAACGGAACAAGTCGGAAGGGGTCACGGAAGTACTGAATTCGTTCTCCAGCAATCGTGCCGACAGGCCCAAGGAAGGACCTCTGCATTGCCTCAACGATTGCTGAGACGATGGGTTCGATCGACCGATTGTAATAGTTCAACATTGCCGCTTCGTCGGCTGTTCCATTCATGATGGACTCAGTCAGCCCTAGCTGGTTGTACAGCAATGTTGTTAGATACTCGACCTGCTTGAGCAGGTTGTTCTCCGCCGGGCGGTTCAGCTGGGTGATCTTTTCCGTGGCATCGGTGTATGCGATACCGTACTTACTTCCCTTCAGCTGGAACTCGATGTCTTCCCGACGCTGTTCTGCTTGCTGCTTCCTAGCCTCTGACTTGATGACGTACGGAAGCTGGATGATGATGTCGAGTTTGCCTGAACTTGACTGTTCGTCGACTGTGTCCAGAAGCGTCAGCTTCCTGAGAAGTCTCTGAAGAGTTGAGTTCTGCTCGTTCATCACGGCGTATAGCGGGTTCTCGACGATAGCGACGTACCGCTTCTCGAGAGTGATCTCTTGCAACTCACCACGAGCATCGTTGTAGAGACTGACACGGACATGCTTTGGATACCAAGCAACGACCTTGCCTACTCGAAGCGTGAAGATGTCGAATCGCTCGTTGGTGATCGGATTGAGATTCGTGTCCACAGGAACGATCACAGCAGCTCCAGAATCAAAGAGCGTCATTGCGATGTCCTGACGGAAAGCACGTGGTCCTTGGTCTATGTTCGGTTCCAACGTAAGCGCATTGTTGAGCGACGATCGAACGTCGCCAGTGTATCGGTTGTTCGTATCCACCTGCACGTGTCGAAGAGCAACGCCAGCAATGTCGATGCTCATTCGTGTGTAGATGGCCGTGACTACCGACCGCTCGTTGTAGTAGTTGAACCTGATTCTGTCTGGTCGTGTGCCGTAACTAGGACCGATGTTCGGGTTGTATCCAACTATCTCTTGGTCGTTGTGCCTGAAAGCATTCCAGGCGCCTCTCAAACGATCCAACACAGCCATTCGCATCACCTCCTAGGTATGGCATTGGTCGGGAGACTTACTCAAAAGCCTCTTTGTTGGCCTTGTAGGCAACGTAAGCATCCATCATAGCAGCGACATTGTCGATCTTCTCATCGAGCCGCTTCTTGAGGAGTTTTCGATTACCATTCGTGTCCTCCATGGTAATTGCATTACCCATAGCGAACGACATGAGCTCTTGATCGAATAGAAGAGCTCTTTCCTCAGCAAGGATCTTCAATTCGCCGAGAGGAACTGACTCAGTTCTGGCGCCCTGTATCACTTTTTCGATACCGAACGGTCCGTTCTCAGCCTCCCATCTCGTCACGAATTCCTTCGCGTTGTATGGGTCGAATCCGAATGTGCGAACATCGTACTCATTCTCTATGATGAAGGCATCGAGGTCGTCGTAGACCTCCATCATATCAAGAACGTTACCTTCCAGAATATGGAGGCTTCCTTCTCGCATGAACTCTTCGTACTTCTGCCGCATGGCAACAGGGAGCTTCGAAAGAGTCAGTGCTGTGATGTAACTTCTTGTCTTTACACCAAAAGCACCGTTATGCATCGGAAAAATGAACGTGAACGCACAGAAGTCATCCCCTTGGGAGAGGTCTGCGCCAAGTGAGCAAGGCATAGACCAGAAACTCATCTTTCGATGAGGAATCGTCTGCTCGTAGGTGAAGAAGTAGGTGTATCCGGCCATTGGGATGCCGAAACGCTTGGCCAGGATGTCATTCCTGGACGCTGGAGCTTTCTCTGCTCTTTCGACATCCAGCTGATACGCCTCATAAGTGACTGTCTTGCCAAGGTTTGGATTCGCCTTGAGCCAGACGTCTGGTTGAGCCACTTCTTCAACATCATCCA